AAATGTGTCGGTCAGTATTAGAGATTACGGCATCCATAGCTGCAATTTTAATAAGGCTCAGCATGTTTATTTGCGAAGCGTTAACGCCCATACTTGCCTTTGACCACGCCACAGGGTCTCCCTCAACCCTAACGGTGTCCCCCGCAAAGGTTTGAATCATGTACTCAGGGAAATTAGTAAACAGCTCCGTGTGTACGCGACCACTAATGTCAAAAGCAGCAGCCACTCTGGCAGCTTCGTACTCTGCTCTAGCTGTCTCCTCGTTGGCTTCTTTTTTCAAAATAAATCGCTGGCCGCTTTTAATGTCAGTAATTAGGAAATTATTAGCGCTGTTTACTCCCTCATCTAATTTACGAGCAGTAAATCCAGTGGGTACGCCGTCAACCACAACTTCTATAGCACTGTTAGTATTTTTTGCTGCCTCCATAAACTTTTTAGGGTCTATTTGAAGCATGCGATTGCCCGCAGGTCCTGCGCCATCACGCTGAGGCTGGTAAAAATCCCTCTCGTTTTGAAGCGCAACAGCAAGTACTGCTATCTGGTTTGTTAGCTCAGGGGTCCTCGCAGGGCCATCTTTTAGGATTTGAGCAACCTTTTGAGCAACAGCCTGACGCCCACGCATATCCAACTGTGCCAGAGGGCTCTCGTCACCGTTAAAGAATGCTTGTATCTCATCTTTAAAGGGCTTTAGGTATCCTTCATCTTCATAAAGTTTGTCGTCAGCGAATATTGCTTGAAGCTCTGAAGATGCTTGAAATAGGTTTTCTTTGTTAGCAACCCGAGTCTCAGCGACTTCTATAGGGTCAACCTTGTCTAGATTTATCCCAGCAAAAGCAGGTACAGGGCGCTCAATGACACGTCTAGACATGAACCCCGACAGGTTCTCAAGTGCTAGAGAGAACTCTATGTACTTAGGGTCAGTGCCTTGAAGCATTGCAATAGCACTAGTTAACATTTTTTTATTTGTAATCAAGGTGTCAGGAGCGCTCAAAATATTGGCTCTAAACTCCTTAAGGTCGCTTAGCGCCGCCCTTGGGCCATTTAGCGGCTCTTCAGCTTCATCTATAGGGAGACGTTGTATTAGTTCATCGATTACCTTAAGGAAGTCTTCTTTAGACTCGCGAGTCTCGTCCAAAGTTATATCAGCAGGAAGAGGCACATCGCGGCGTGCAATAAATGAGTCACGCGCTACAGCGTTGAGCTCGTTCTTTTTTGCGACTAAAGCATCAACTAATCCTTGAGTGAAGACACCAATAGCTTGAGCCTCTAAAGAACCCTCAAGCTTTGCTCTAATAACAAGTTCACCAAAGGCCTCTAAGTCAAGCTCTCTTAGACCAGCCTCTTCTTCTCCAGCGGCTATCCTTTTTACTTTATCTAGAGCATCGTTAGCAAAGTCGGCCATTCGGTACATTTGACGGCTAACGTCTGCTCGCTCATTTGGCTGAGGAAGCTTGTCTACAATAGCTTGTAGTGCTTTTTCTAGGGCATTCTTATCAAAAGCTGCGTTGTCGCTTGGGATTAGGTTCTGGTCAAAAGGCTCCGCCATACGGTTATTGAATGCCTCAAGGCGTTGCTCCCGAATGCGCTCTTTGCTGGTTTCTATAGCCCTTACTAGCTCATCGATTCTGTTAGCTACTTCAATAGCGCGAGGAGTGCCTACTGTGCGTAACTTATCTGCAGCGCTCTCTAATGAAACCGAACTTAAGTTGTCTAATTCTGTAGAGTTAAGGGCTTCTCTTACCTTGCGAAGGTATCGGCTTGCGGCAAATAAATCTTTTTCAGCTGAGTCATACTCATCTTCTGTCGGCAAAAGAGCAAGGAACCCGTCGACAGCTTCAATAACTTTAGCTTTGTCTAGAGTTGCAGCGTCTAGAGGGAATATGTCAGGAAGAGGTTGGTCTAGACGAGCAAGGAAAACAGCATTTCGAACTATTTTGTCCTGCATTGCTTTTTCTTCTGCTAATTTTTGTAACTCTTCTAGCTTATTTGCAAGCACATCTCTGACAGCATTATCAGGCAGAGCAGTACCAACAGGACGAAGACTTCCCTGACGAAGACTGCGCACTGCGTCATCTAGCGGCTCTAGGCTTATTAGGTCAAAATCCTCTTCTTTTACGTTTTCATCCTGAAGCTCACTAAGAAGCCTATTTATCCTGGAACGGGCATCACCAAACCTACCTGTATCAATATTGGCTTCTCGCATCGGCAAACGGTCCACAAACTCTTGCAAGGCTTTTATCATATTTGCCTTGGTAAGAACGGCTGGAATTAAGTCATCAGGTAGGGGCTTGTTAAATGCTTCTCTGGCATCAGATGCACGCTTTTCACGAAGTTCTGCCCTCTTAATACCGAGATTGTCTAACAACTTTTCAATTTCGGGCAGAACAGCAATCTTCAGGTCGCCAGGACGCATGGCTCTTACGTAGTTACCAAGTTCCCATGTCGATATTCTGTCTAAGGCGCGGCCTCCTTCGTACTCCTCTATAAAGCGGCTAAGCTCTCGGCCAGCCCAGCGTTCAGACTTCTCGCCTCTGCCCCTGAACTTAGGGAACAAAGCTAGCAACTCTTTAAGCTTTTTTAGAATAGCGTCTTTGTCATCTAAATCAACAAATGGGTCTCCTGTTGCAGGAGCTTCGGGCTCTGGTGTTGGGACAGGAGTTGGCTCAGGGGTTGGCTCAGGAGTAGGTTCAACCTCTGGGGCTGGTGTCTCGGGAGCTGGGGTCTCTGGGGCTTCAAATAACGCTGGACGTATTTCTACAGGCTCTGCTGTGGCCTCCTTAACGTTTTCAACAACCTCTAGAATCTCAGCATCTTCAGCAGCTACTTCTTCGTTTCCACCCTTGCGAGGCTTCTTGCGACGCTCTGCAAGAGCAATATCCATCTCATCCTGGTTCATCCAGTTGATACGAGGCTCTTCGTTGAAACGCTGCTTAGCAAGCTCTGGGTCTTGGTGTCGCTGGAAACGAGAAGCAAACTTACGTATTCTTCCGTCTGGGTACTCAACGCGAACGTAGTCAACATAAACTACTCCGTTTCGCTGTATTCCACCAATGTTTCCTTGAACCTTGCTTATAACTACGCCTTCGCCGTACTTAGCTGCCATCTTAGGATTGGTGTGGACTACCTTGTCACCAACAGCAAGTGGGTTACCGTCTGCGTCTGCGTATAAACCAGCGAGCAGTCTAATAAACACCTGACGTCTGTACTTCTCAGGGATGTCTGGAAGGTTGTCCCTGTCGCGGCCAGGAGTTCTAAGAAGCCCTGCTCCACGTTCCATAATCTTACGAGCGATTTCAGAAGCTGCGTCTTGGATGCTCTTTTTTCCACCCTTTGAGGCAGACACTTCGGTTGGGAAGTTCTCAATAACTTGTGCTTGAGTGTCGCCATCTTCGTCGATAACTCGGGCGTTGGACTCAAAGATAACTTCTTCACCTTCAGGCTTAGGTGTGATTTCGTTCTCACCTGTACCAAATGGCAAATCATCAATTAGGTCAACACGAGGTATCTCTCCGCTGTTTACTGGCTCTTCACCAATAGAAATAGAGGGAGCTCTCTCAGGGATAACGTCAATTACGCCTGCTTCAAGGTCTTCTTTTCTCTTCTCCTCCGCATAAGCGTTAGCAAAGGCACGGATTCGGTCACGAACTTCTACTTCAACTTCTTCTACAGACTTTTTGCTTATGATGCCTTGAACTGCAAAGACTTCTTCGCCTTCTTCGTTGTAGAAAGCTGAGGAGTAGAAGTACTTGTCAGTACCTCTCTTTTCAATCTTCATTTCAGCGCGGCCCAGTGGAACAGAAATTGGAACCGTAAAGTTGTCTGGTCTCTTTGGCAACTCTGCTGGAGTTGGGTCACTCTCGTTAGGTACCAAATCAGCGCGGTTACGTGGTCTACGTACTTCGTCTAGGAACGCATTCTGACGCCAGTAAACGCGTCGCTGCTCTCCTCGAGCATTCTGCACAAAGACAGCTCGCTTGAACTCCTCGACACCAAACTCTTCTCCACCCTTGATAGCAATGACTTGCCAGAACTCTTCGGAATCCTTTTTTACTCTGACAAAGTCTCCAGGTCGAAGGTCTTCAACCTTTATCTCGCCACGGAATACTTTTTCTACGTTCTCAGTCTGGTCTGCCCAGCCTGCTTCAGCAACGCGCATCTTTCCGTCAGGGAACAGTGTGTTAATAGTGACGTCCACAATGTCAGCCACTGGTGCAGGCGGGTTGTCTCGGTCAGCAACTGGTCCACCATTGTCTAGTGGTCCCTCGGGGGGTGGAGGGGTTGAGGCCTTCTTCTGAAGCTGGTCTAGGTCAATCTGCTCGCCATTAGCTGCATCGCGAATTGCTTTATTGACCCAGTAATCTGCAACATCTTTTTGGTACTGGTCAATGACTGGCTGAACAGCTTCCATACGGTTGTCGTACTCAGCTTGTCGAGCGTCGGCGTCTAGGGCAGCAAGACCGATGTTCTCTGCTTCTCCTAGGTCTAGCATCTTTAAGAAAATCTGAGCGGTTGCGTCAGCATCGTCATCGGCGTTGTGCCAGTTCTCGAGCTTTACGTCTAGCCATTCTGCAATAGCCTTAAGGTTTTTCCTCTTAGGCCTTACGTCAGCAGGTAAGTCTTTGTAGAACTGCTCGGCCATAGCCATGGTGTCAGCAATTCCGCCAGCTTCGAATTCAATTCCAAATTGTCCGAACTTGCGGTTTAGGATTTCTACGTCAAACTTGGCATTCTGGGCAACAAGCAAAGGCTTCTCGTCTTTGTTATCCCCGTACTTTATGCTCAGCTCTCTAAACTTATCGCTAAGTTTTGCAAAGGCTTCTTGAGCAGACATCTGAGTAGCTAACCACTTGTCTGTTAGAGGGTCGCCGTTGGCATCTATGCCGTTCTTCTCAGCGTAAGTTCCCTTGATAGAGCGTCCAGGATTAAAGAAGAATCCGCCAGAGGCAATCTGCTTGCCGCCAAAGATTACTTTATAAGCAACAGAGTAAGGCTCGTTGCCGTCTGCTGCTCCAACACCAGTTGTCTCAAAGTCAAAGACAATAATTGCTCTCTTGCTAATAAGGCTCTTAAACTCTGCCCACTTGCCATTAGCCTGCTTAGCCATCTCCGCAAAGAATCCTTGGAAAGCTGGGAAGCCAGGCAAGAACGGAGGCTTAGGCTGCTCGAGTTCTACTAATTCAGGCTTATTGCCACCAGTAGCTGCCTCAGCGTCGACAACAGCAAGGTTCTCTGGTTCTTGCCAGCGAGCTCGGGCCTCTTCCAACTTACGTTGGTGCTCTTGGTTAGCAACTGGGTCTGGGTCTGGGAACCAGCCACCCTTAGGTCCTCGGCCTGCTGGGCGGTGTAGAGAGCCTTCGCCCTGCTGAGGCATATCTGCCTCGGGGATGCCTCTTACTACCTCAATTGTGGTGTCAAGCTTCCACTCTTTACGCTGCATCCCGTAGCCAGGATAGTAACCCTCTACGCTTACAAAGCCTGCTTTGGTGTCTGCATCGCGGAATACCCTGCCAATTACAAAGTGGTCCTTGCGACTAATATCTCCAGGTAGCAAGTCTTCTGCACGAGCTTTTACAATGAACGGGCCATCAGCTGGCTTTGCAGCAGCAACTTCTACTTGAGCTACGTCATTGCCATCTACTTGGTCTCTTATAGGATTCTCAAAGCCAGCAGACGCGGCCCTAACTTTAGCCTTGTACTCTGCCAAGTCATTGATGTATTGTTCTTGAGCAGCTGGGTCAGCAACTCCCCATTGGCCGTCAGCTTGCTTTTTCATTTTGCCGTAGTCAGCCAGCTCTGGCTTCACAATTGGAGAGGCACTTCCCTTAGCTGGGAGGTTGGCTCCGCGGATTACTTCAATCTCGCCTTCGGCAAACCAGCCTCGCTCTTGGCTCTTGTGTCCTGGATAGTATCCCTTGACCTTTACTCGGTTGGCTTTTTTGTTCTTCTGGTCAGGGGTGCCTACTTTTGGTACGTCAACTTCTTCAATAACAAAGTACTCGCCGTCGCGCACCGCGATGTCTCCAGGCTGAAGTTCCTTAGCAGGAACCTTTTCTAGGAATGGCTCTTGAACAGCAGCGTCAACCTGCTTCTTCTCTTCTGCAGTAAGTTCTTCTCGGTCAACTGGAGTTAGGTTTGCAGGAGTTGGTCCTGCTTGCTCATCCTGAGCTTCCTGCGACTGAGGCGCTGAGGCTTCTGGGGCAGCGTCTACTTCTTCAACGTTTTCGCCGTCAATAGCGTCTTGGATTTCGGCATCGGTTGGGCCATTAGCGCCCTGTCCGTTTAGACCCTCTGCGTAGATAGCATCTATAAGTTCGTTAGTGTCCACACCTTGTAGCTGAAGTGCGTCACGAATGGCCTCAACTGGGACGTTTAGTTGGAAGACTTCTCCTTCAGGAGTTCCCATTGCCAAGATTCCATAACCTGGAGTCGAGTTGCCTGGCTCTAAGGCGCGGCGAAGTTCTGCAATAAGGTCTTCATTGCTGTAGTCATTGGCAAGGTCCACTGGGTTGATAGAGAACCCTTCAGGGGCGTTCTCTGGGACATCCCCCTCTATCTCATTAAATGGCACTTCTTCAATCTCTGAGTAGCCTTCTGGGACTTCGCCTTCTCCGTAAACTTTGTTCTCTGGAAGGTAAGGCTTGTAGTCACCTGACTCTAAGAAGGCTTGTTGCTCTTCGTCAGTTAGGCCCTCAAGAAGTGGAGGCAGGACTCTGTCGATTGGCTCTGCAAGTGCTGGCTCAGGTAGCTCCTCGCCTAGGGCAATTTCTGTGGCCTTAGGTATTTGAGCACCCAAGTTGCCATTACCACTTTTGTAGATGTCGTCGAGAACAGCTTTAGCGTTTACGCCCTTCTCATCGAGAGCCGCATATATGGCCTCAACTGGGACAATTTCATCTCCCCCTGAGAATGGTAGAAGCCCAAAACCAGTAGCAGGGTTGTTCTCGGAACCAAGAACTCCTTCATTGAGGGCATTAATCAAATCTTTAACTGAGAACTTCTCTGACAGCTCAGCGGGGTCATCCGTAAAGTCGTCAGACTCTTGTCCATCAACGGCTCCCTGAGGCTGGTAGGGGGCGTCTGTGTTTATTTCGTAGTAATTGGCTGGAGTAGGGGCAACCTCAGGCTCTACAGGTGCCTCAGGGGCTGCGGGAGCTTCTACAGGCTGTACCTCTTCTGCCTCGACTGGGGCGGGGGTTGCTGCTGGTTCTGCCTCTGGGGCATCTTCTTCTATGAGGTCAGAAGGGTTGTCTTCTTTCCACATTTCAACTTTGCCGTCATTTCCGAAGCGCGGAGGCATGCCACTTTGAATATCCGTGACTCGGTCGCCGTCTTTGTTGAGGGATAGTTCTCCATCAGCATCAACAAGTTCTCCCCAAATCCTGTGGTTTGTAGGCTTTTTAGCTCCCTGTGCTCCCTTTTCAGTAACTAGTCCTTGGCTGTCAAGAAGGTCCTTACGCCAGACACGCCAAAGGTCCCCGTCTTCGTCCCTATAAAAGTCCCCAATGTCGAACTCACGGACTGACTTGCGTCCATTATTGAAGATTCGCTTGCCACCAATGTTAATGGCTTCTTGTTCAAAGGCTTCTTCTGATATGTTGAAATCGTCGGGGTTTGGAGCTTCTCGATTGCTTCGAACAGAGAGTCCAAGCTTTTCTACACGCTTTGTGGCTTCATTAAAAGACAGCCCATCGCGCTTCATTATCTGAGCAAGGGTCTCGCCGCTGATTACATTTTTGCCCTGAGCCTGTGCTTCCCTGACAACCCGCTGCATCGCGGTTTCTCGATTACGTATTTCTGAAAGTTTTTTGAAAAGCTTTAGAAGACGCTTTGGCTTTTTTGGTGCTTCCTCTTCTTGCCCGTCAAAAATAAGCTTTGGTTCTTCACGAGGAGGCATCGGCTTAACGCCTTCACCTGGAAATCTAGGTGGTTCTGGCCGAAAGCCGCCATCTCGGTTGGTAGGGCGTTCTGGAAAAACAACATCAATATTTGGACTAGGGGTTGATGGCTGTGCAGGCCGTCGAGGCTGTCTAGGCTGTCTAGACTGCTCTCCACCTTGTGGAGCAGGGGCGACAGCAGAGCTTGAAGGGCGCTGTGGGTTAGCTGGCTTGCCTGCTTTGTACAGGCTTTGGTCTTTAGCAATAAAATCTTGGACATCTGCCCAAGACTGAACAACAGCAAAGTCTCTATCTTTGGCATCTTTACGGCGAACAAAATAAACAGGCAGCTCTGGGTCAAGCTCTCCGTCTTCGCCCATACCTACAGCAACAACGTTGTTACCTTCAGCTTCTTTTTGTTGCTGAGCTTCAAACTTGTTTCTTGCGGCAACGTTGTCTCCGTTGTCAAACTTTATGATTTCATAGTTTTCGCTATCATCAACAAATTTAGTTCCAAGGTCAATATTTGGTCCGTAGTAGTCAATGTCGTCCTCTGTAGGCTTATAAGACAAGTCCTTGTCGTAGCCATCTGGAGAATCCACAAACTCTAAGTCTGCTTCGTCAATAATTTTATCGCTTGCACTTACAGATACAGGGTTTTCGCTGTAGCCGTCTGAGCGCTTCTTTGAAGGCAGAATTGCCTTAGCAGGGGTAGCATTAGCGGAAGGGATTCTTGCAAGCTTGCCGTTTGGAAGTTCGGAGATTAGAGTCGAATTCTCGGAGTTGGTCGATACTATCTGGCCAGCTAGGTTGTAGACCCCGCCAGTAAGTTTACGAATGAGGGCCATGATTGCGCCGCCCATAAACGCAAAGCGTCCCTTGATACGAAGCTGCCTGCGCCAGAAGCCATCATTGGCTCCGTCGTTGTAAGCAGCAACCAAAGCAACCAAAGGCACTTGGCTTGGTCCCATAGCGTCGAGGCGAGCAAGAGCGTATAGCTGCTCATCGCTGTTTAGGGTTGAAGTGAAAGCCGTGGCAAGAAGTGGGGCCACTAACGGGTTTGTTACCCGAGGGTCGTCAGCGAACCAACGAGACTGCGCCTTACGAAGCTCTTTCCACTCTACGTTGTGCTCCTTAGTAGAGCTAGGGTGCGAAATGGAAAGCAAGTCTGTGTGTGAGGCCTCTGTTAGGCCTTTGTCACGCTGCACAAGAAGCGCAAACTCCGAAAGCGCTAGTAGTGCTCGGTAACGACGGACCGAGTAAGTCTCGTTGGAGTTGGCTTTGATAGAGCGAAGAACTACTTTTTTCGCTGAGCCAGCTGTGACGCGGCGTGTAATTCCGAAGGAACCATTCAACTCTACAAGGGAGGCAACAGCTTCGCTAGAAATGTTTACGTTCTGCTCTTCATAAGAGACCGAATGTGTTGCTGGCTTAATTGGGTATTCGTTACTCATTTTCAGAGCCCTCTCTTGGGAGTAAATCCGCGTCTAGACTATCATGTGTCAATGTTGATAGAAGCTTGGCTCTTCTATAAGGGTCTTCCCCGTTTCGTACTGCACGCAGCCAGCTTGCCTTGATAGCTTCTTCTGCCTCGTAGCCAAAATCTGAAAACTCGGTCAGAGCAAGAATTGCTTCCCGTGCTGTTCTAAAAGTGTTCTCTGCGGGCAGCTCAATCATTAGTTCTGCTTCTGCGTACTCGGATGCATCTAAAAGGGCTAACTCGGAGTAGTCCTGAGCGTCAGCGGTCAAGGGCTCGGTAGAAGAGTCTTTCTTGGTGGACCTTGGGTGTGAAGCAGGAAGTAGGTCGTTGTCCTGTACGTAAGCAGCCTTAGAGGGTTTACCTGAGGAAAGCAAACGCAAGAACGCGTTAACGCGAGCAAGTGCCCAAGAGTTTCGGTTCTGTCCAGGTCGGTAGCTTGTGGAGAAGGCCCCAGCTCCGCGGCGGTAAACAGCCTTTAGCATCCCAAGAGTTGCGCGGCGTCCCTTCGATGCTTTTTTGTTGTGGGTCTCAACCTTGTTGGAAAGAGCTTTTTCTACGGCCTTTGAGAAGGTAATTTTCTTACTGCCAGAAGCCGAGCCCTTTTTGTTCTTTGAAGAGCCTTTTACTTGGTCTTTCTTGGGAGCAGGAGTCTGGGCAGCAGTGCGCTTCTTTTTAGCTGCAGCTTCGTCGTCGTGCCCAGAGTCCAACATAAGATTTCCGTCTGGCATGTAGTGATAACCTTCGGGAGCTTCTGGTCTTGGGGCATTCTCGTCGTGTGCCGAGTCTGGCATTAATGCGCCGTCTGGCATGTAGTGGAATCCCTCAGGGGCAGCAGGTCTGTTCTCAGCGGCAAACGTTGCAGCTTCGGCGATAGCTGAAGTAGTGGCAGGAACGCAGTTGGGAACTTGATTACCGTTTTTGCCCTTCTTCATTCCTATTTGGACGTAGCCGTCCCAGCAGGGGCTATTGGAAAGCTCCTCGGATGCAAACTCTTGTCTTATGCTCTTGCGAAGTTCGTGAACTTCATTCTCTAGAGTGGACAGAGTACGGATGAGGCTGTTCTTATCAGAAACGGTAATTGACGAAGTTGGTTGAGGCATAGGCACGTTGCTTTGCCCCTTAGCTGGCTGGTCCCCTTTTTCCATAATTAGTTAGCTTCTTCTTCTTCAGGGGCAGGCTCGCCCGCGGCTGCTCTTTTCAAAGCGTCTTCAACTTCAGTTGGCAACGGAGCAACGGACTGGCCTTGCTGTGCTGCACGAACTGCATTCATAATCTCTGGGGAAATAGCGCCAAGCATCGCTTCGGTAAGTTCTGGAGTTAGCGAGCCCTTTTCCTGAAGCATGCGTATTGCAAGCTCGGTAGGAGTAGGGGCATCTTGGTCCGAGAAACCGTGCGCACGTCTCCATGTGTCGTAGGAAACTGCTCCGCGGTCAAAGCCTGCGTCAGCATCAGTTGCCCTGTCGTTACGTGTGGAAACGGCTGAAGGGTCATACCAAACGGTGATGCGAGCAACTTCTGTTGCTGAGTATCCGTTGGCAATTAGGTACGGACGCAAGTAGACAACTGTTAAGGCGTCAACAATAAGGAGCATCAAAGGCTCGATGTGGGCTTTATAAAGAGCTTCGTCAATCTGGAGCGCATTGGAGTACTTAACGTTGGCAAGTCCCGTTACAACGTCCTTAGGAACATCTAGGCCCTGCAAGATACGCTCTAGTACACGGTCAGAGCGCTCAGCTAGTGCTGGGTCGAACGAACGCTCAAACTTGAACTGCTTGATAGCATCGCCAAGCTCAGCGGGTCCACGGATAATCAGGGGCACAACTGCAGATGCGGACTCTTCGTCACGAATCGGCGTGGTCATCGCGTCCATCAACTGCTCTTCAAACTCGTCTTCTGCTTCCTCAGCTGTGAAGCCAGCGCCAATTCCATCTTCAGAATCGTAAGGGTAGTTTGCAGGGTCGCCCTGTGCAGCTACGGAAAGACCGTCTGGCAAGTAAAGAGCGCCAGCGTTTAGGCGTGAGCGAGCGGTTGCACGGAAAGTACGGTTGAGCAAAAGTAGCTCGGCACACATGTCCAATAGACCGCGCAGGCTCGAGTCGGACTCGTCTGAGTAGCGAGGGTGTGAGCGCCAGATACGGCCAACGAAAGCATTCTTGCCTAAGTTAACAACTCCTGAGTTCTTTCCGCCACCCTGCCCTGTGCCTTGTTCGCGGCGTCCAATAACGTTTAGGTTTCCGCTACCGTCAGCTACAACTTCATCAACGGAACGGATGTCCCAAGACTCGGGCTCTCCAGTTCCTCTACGGGCTGGCATCTGAACTAGGTAGCATTCGCCAGTAACTGAAAGATTGAGGGCAGCATCTTTCAAAAGACCTGGCTGTCCACCATAGGCGGAGTTGAGGCGGGAAAGTGCGCGTTCTGCGGCTGAGGCAAGGCTCTGGTCAATTGAGCTGGACTCGCTCGCTGCAACAGGAGACTGGCTTGGGTCGTCAATTGCAGCCGCAAAGATGCGGATACGTGAGACAACGGATGCAACTAAGTTAAAGGCGTATTTGATTTCGCCAATTGCGTCGTAGTACTCCCAAGCTTCTGACTGCCAAGCGGAGGATGAAGCGGAGCGACGCGCTTTAAACTGCTCGAACTCGGCCTTGTCGTTCATTTTTACTTGCGAGGCAGCAGCCGTAAGGGCGCGGGGAGAGTTAAAGGGAACGGGAGTTGGGGCGTTGAAGAAGAAAGATGCACCAGCTGGCTGTGGAAGTCTTGAGCTCCCGAAAGGCTTGCCTTTGCTAGATTTTTTAGCGCTAGCTTTTGGAGCTACTGGCTCCTGTGCTGGCTCTTCTCTTTTAAATACACCCATTGGGCGGTCTCCTCGTCAATTAGTTGCGGAATACAAGTTATTTTTGCTCGTACGCGGTCAACAGGCCTGCTATTGCCGACGCCGCAAAAACGGCGTAGACGTAAACAAGTACTGGGATAATGATAACGGATGGTACAACTAGTGATGCGACCCAAATAGAGGTGCACCAGTCACAAGTTATTAAGTAGCCAAGCTTGCTGCTCTGCGGTGGGTGTTTTTTCCAGAAGCGATTTCTCAGGGGCTCGAAGATAACGTCGGTTGTGATGAGCCTACTGAGTCGGAATACTGCTAGTCCGATGATTACAAATTCAAATAGTGTCATTCGGGGTCCTGACTGGAAGCTATGAAAGCGCCGTACGGGTTCCAACCACGAAGGCGAGTGCCACAGCCGCAGTTGTTATCCTTAGCAACAGCCACTATCTTACCTGACTCGGTCAAAATGTAGTGAATCTTGTCCAGCTTCTCTAATTGCGTGATTTTCTCCTTGAAAACGATTTGAGTGCCCTCTGGAGAATCAACGCCAATAATTAGCGTGTCCTGAATAACCACAGCTCTGGCGGTATCAACTCTTCTGGTCCCCTGTGGAACGTCGCCAATGATGTTTAGCTCAGTTATGTTGGAAAGAGAGCCTGGAGGAGCCAACCTGATGATTGCTGGGAAAACGTCCATTGTTTTTACTATTGCCATTACTTGGTGTACTCCGATGGGATATAGAAGTCCTCCCAACCTAAAGCCTCTTTGGCAATAGGAAGCGGAACTATCAGCGGTCGGGTGCGCTCGCTAGAGCGGATAAACTCGAATACTTCGTCTCTGGTACGAATAAGAGTGGCATTTTGCCAGTCGCGGTTCTTTATAAGCGTCTTGAGCGGAAAGGCCATGGGAAAACGTGAATTTTCAGCGGTCATGGTCTCAAGAAAGCGAGACTGGGCTGAAGTCTTAGTTTTAGGGTTCATCCAAATAACAACAGCTAGCTCAGCTTCTGTGTAGGTGCCGCTCTGGGTAGTGTAAGTTCTCACTTGCTCAGTCTTCTGGCCATAGCGCGGTATGAAACCCCAGCGGCTGTAGCAATCTTTGCTGTGGGGACGCCCATGCTTCTGAGAGCCACAGCCATTGCGGTGAGGTCTCGGTTGGCCTTAGCAAAGGGAGAGTCTGAAGTCGTGCGGGCGCGGTAACGCTTCGCAAGCTTAGCTAGCTCCTTTAAGCGCGGTTTCATGTCTGGCGGAACGTTGGGGGAAACTGAGCGCAGTCGAGGGGCTTTTTTAGTGGGGGTCGCAGTGGTAAGGCTGCGGGGCGGAGGCGTGGGTATCTCGCGGAACTGTTTTACTGCTTCTGCTCTTTTTACCCAGAAATGAATCGTAGTCTTAGGGCGCTTGGGCTCGAGTGACTCCCCAAGAATGGAAAGAGACCAGCCAGCATCCCAGAGAGCTTTAAGACGCGCCTCAGCGGCAGGGCGGGAAAGGGAACTGATGAAGTTCACTTCGTCCTGAGGAAGCAATGTCTTTGGGCTCATTGTTCTATGGTACAGGGTTTTGAGAAAGCGTACAGAGGCGAGAGTCCGAAGAATGTTGAACGGCAGAGTCGAAAGAATGAACCTTATCTTTTTTTGAATTTTAGCTGCGAGTGGGCTGTCGTTATATTTCAAGATTTTTTGAAACGTTTCCTGGTTCTTTCCGCAAGCACGGGCGCTTCCTGTCGCAGAAATCCAGAGCATCAAAAAGCCTTTGCTGCTATCCGCTGTTTCCGCTGCTGTAGCGCCTAGCGGGGGGGTTATTTTTAGCAAGCAAAGAAACATTTATTTACAAACTATTTTTTATAAAGTGTTTGGGCTAGAGCTAGGTGTCTAACAAAGAAATAGTTTTGCTATCTAGGACTAATACTTGTTTGAATCTACAAACTATTAGTGCTTGATACATCGAGCTAGGAATCCCAAGCTCTGACAAAGCTTATAAACCACCTAGGTAATCTTTGAGAGCTTGCTCTAGGGGCTAAGCCTAGGAATTCCTAGATAAGTGTCTATGCCTTTTTGCAGAGCTATAGGGCCTAGGTTCTGAGAATCTAAGAACCCCTTCACTAAATCAGACAACACGCATAGCTATCTATGGCGTTGGTGTTTTTAGTTCTCAATAGGCAAGCCCCTAGAAAATAAATTTTGCAAGCAGCAGGAAGGTGCACTACTATAAGCCCCACAAACAAAAGCTGACCGCACCCGCAAGGGGGAAGGACAAAATGATAACCGCAGGATTACAAGTAACAACGGCAAACGAAATCAACTCTATGGAACTAGTGACCTATGACAGCTTGGTACAAGCTGTTGGGGGCTATCTACAAGCTGTGGCACTGAGCGAAGAAATCACACTCTGGGTTCACGAAGAAGGCAAGCTAGAAGGGTTACCGCATAATAAAATCGGTCAAGTATTGTGGGATGCAACCTATGGCGCAGACACTGATTACATAGTGGGCAACATCGCAATAACGGGCGGCACTGATGAAGAAGGCGAAACTTTGCCACTTACCGCGAGCGCCGTTTCTAAGATTATGCAAATGCTCAACTAATCCCCGTGCCGATAACCCCGTCAGAAATGGCGGGGTTTTTTGTTACCTAACTGTAATAAAAAGATTCCCTAACTGACTTGACAAAATGCAGGAAAGTCTGCCATACTGTACTTACACAACACCAACGAAGGGGTACAAAATGCAAAAAGTAGAAATGGGCGCGGTTTGGAATTCGGCATTAGGGGGTCACAATGCACCTATTATCAAAAAGGCCCGCAAGTCTAGAATCACCGCCAGATACGAGATTTACGTTGACGAACTTGGCGAGCGGGTTTTAGCCTACTCTGGCTATGATTTTGGACACGCTCTTGCAATTCAACGCGAAATGGAGAATGCCAAAATCAAAAATTTATTACGCGAAATACTCTCCTAAGAAAATTGCCGAAAAGCCCCCGTGAGAGCGGGGGTTTTTTCGTTACCTAACTGTGACAAAGAAATGTTAGATTGACTTGACAAAGTGCAGGAAGGTGCCGCATACTGTACTTACGCAACACCAACGAAGGGGTACAAAATGAACATCAACGACACTAACCGCCTTGCATCACTAAAGCAGGACAAGAGCAATAACGAGACAGCTCTAGCAGCTATGTTCTTTTCTGAATACAATGTAGCCAGACTTGAAGCGGCAATCAAGTCTCAAGAAAGAGCTATTGCCAGACTAGAGCTAAAAGGCTAACGCCACACACGAACATCGTGAAACCCCCCTAGGAATAGGGGGGTTTTTTCGTTACCTAACTGTGACAAAAAACTTTGCTCTGGTACTTGACAAAGTGCAGGAAGGTCTGCCATACTGTAACTACACAACGACGAAGGGACACAAAATGACAACATTTATTCTTGACCAGAGCAACACTGGTGGGGTATTTCTTGAAGGGATGCCACGAATTGCTGCGCTAACCGCAGCAACCGAAAATGACGCTTATGCACAAGCGCGTGCGCTAGGCGTGGACTTTATGGATTTCTGCGAATGCTGCGGTTCTAGATGGAACATTTTCGCTTACGATGCAGACTTTCATGGAGACTTGGGAGAGCTGCTAGCGTCACGTAGTGATTCGGATTCACTTAAGTGGTAACTGGCTACACCGAACCCCTAGGGCTAACGCTCTAGGGGTTTTCCATTTTCTGGCGTGTCTGCCGTGCCTAGCAAAAGCATCAGAACGCGTCAATGGCGTTGCCTAGGCAATCACACTAGGGCAATAGGCTAAGCCGTTAGATTCGATTCTAGAGCGCACTGGCGCACTGGCGCACTGGCGCACTGGCGCACTGGCGCACTGGCGCACTGGCGCACTGGCGCACTGGCGCACTGGCGCACTGGCGCACTGGCGCACTGGCGCACTGGCGGTGTCCATTTTTCACTTTAAGCTTTTGACAAGAAATTATTTTTATTTTCTAACTGACTTGACAAAGTGCAGGAAGGTTTGCCATACTGTACTTACAACGACGAAGGGAAACAAAATGACAAGCAAAAAAGTGCCAACCCCCGCGGTCACAAACTATCAAATGGTAGAAATACAAAGCGGAACCATTTTGGTCAACGCCGCAGGCACCCGCCAAATTAGAATTATTAGAAACTTTGTTCGCAAGAACATTGGCGGCCCGACAGTTTATGTTTACTCCGTTTTAGACAAAAATGGAGATGTCGACTACAACGACCAAAAAACCACAATACAGCTTTGCCGCAACTTTCCCGTGAAGGTTGCATAATGAAAGCAGAAACCCGTCAGTTCTTATCAGTAGTCACACTTGCCACCTTGGGAGCGTGGCTAGTAGTCACCGAAACACACCGCGTTGTAATCGGTTGGGCTTGGAACCTATTCGTAGCCTTCCACGACACCTACATAGCCTTCTAAGGAGATAACCAAATAACCACCGTGAAGCCCCCGTGAGAGCGGGGGTTTTTTCGTTACCTAACTGTGACAAAGAAATGTTAGATTGACTTGACAAAGTGCAGGAAGGTGCCGCATACTGTACTT